AGCCTTCGCCGACAGTCGAGCGCGAACGCGAGCCTGTACCGGATGCTGCCGCGATCGCCGAGCGCGGGCGCGGGTTGGTGTCGCGGATGCTGGATGAGCTGGAGGCGACGACAACGCATGCCGGCAAACTCGAGGAGATGATCGAGGAGATCACCGCTGACGATCGCGATGGCCGTCGCCGCGATGGCATGCTCGGCGCGATCAGCCTTGGTGGCCGGGCGAAGACTCTGAAAGAACTCGCCACCGCGTTTAAGACGATCAATGAGGCTTCCGCGCCGCAGGGCAAAAAGGCGGCGGCACAAGATCGCGCACGAGAGGTGGCGGGCGGTAGCCGGTTCCGGCCCGTTGGGACGCCAGCCCTTAGCGTCGTAAAGACGTAAGTTGGCGCAGCCAACCTGGTCGACCGCATGCTTGGATTGGAAGCGTCGGATCTGCGACCGACGATCGCTGATCCCGTTCTCGCCTCTCTTCCCGGCGTCAGCCGAGGCCAAAATGGCCGTTTTCACCTCGCTCAAGATCGTCGACCTGCCTGGGCAGCCGACGTTCGGCGAGGCAAGCGACGAATGGCTGCTCGACTTCGCTGCAGCCGTGTTCGGTGCCTTTGACCCTGACACCAATCGGCAGCTGATCACCGAGTACATGCTGCTGATCAGCAAGAAGAACACGAAGTCGACGCTGGCTGCCGGCATCATGCTCACGGAGCTGGCCTGCGGCTTCCGGTCTTACGACGAGAACCTGATCTTGGCGCCGACAAAGGAGGTTGCGGCCAACAGCTTCGCACCGGCCATGGGAATGATCGATGCCGATGAAGAGTTGACGGATCTCCTGAAGCATCAGGAGCACCTGAAACTCATCACGCACCGCGAGATGAAATCCACGCTCAAGATCGTTGCGGCAGATAGCGGCACGGTGGCGGGCAAGAAGGCAAGCCGCGTGCTGGTGGATGAGCTCTGGCTCTTCGGCGAAATGGCAAACGCCGATTCGATGCTGAAGGAAGCCACCGGCGGCCAAGTCAGCCGCCCCGAAGGGTACACGATCTATCTGACGACGCAGTCGGACAAGCCACCCGCCGGCGTGTTCAAGCAGAAGCTCAACTACTTCCGCGACGTCCGAGATGGAAAGATCGTGGACCCGCGAAAGCTGCCGGTCCTGTACGAATACCCCGAGGAGATGGTCGCGGACGGTGACCACCTGAAGCGCGAAAACTTCTTCATCACCAACCCGAACATGGGGCGGTCGGTCACACAGGACTGGCTTGAGGAGAAGGCGGCCGAGGCTGACCACGGCGAGGACGGACCTCGCGCAGTGTTTTATGCGAAGCACCTTAATGTTGAAATCGGCATCGGCCTGCGCCACGACGCGTGGATCGGATCGCTGTATTGGCAGGCAGCCAAAGCCGAAGCGAGCCTATGGGACGGCTCGTTCGGGTCCTTCCTTGATATCTGCGAAGTCGTAGTCGCCGGAATTGATGGTGGCGGCCTCGACGATCTGCTCGGCCTGGCACTGCTGGGCCGGCACAAGGTGACAAAGCAGTGGATCCTGTGGTGCAAGGCTTGGGCGCAGCAGGACGTTTTCGATCGTCGGAAGGACATTGCTAGCCGGCTTACAGACTTCATCAGCGAGAAGACGCTGGTGCGCTGCGAGGCGCCGACCCAAGATCTGATCGAAGTCGCTGACCTGCTCGAGCAGGTGAAAGACGCCGGGCTTTTCCCTGAGCAGGCAGCGATCGGCCTCGATCCTCAAGGTGTCACCGCGCTGGTCGACGAGCTGGCCGGCCGCGGATTTACTGCCGAGCAGATGCTGGCCGTCAGCCAAGGCTTCCGCCTCTCGGCCGCTGTCTGGGGCATGGAGCGCAAGCTTAAGGACGGCACGCTGATCCATGGCGGGCAGGAACTCATGGCTTGGTGCGTCGGCAACGCAAAAGCCGAGCAGCGCGGAAACGCGGTGCTCATCACAAAGCAGGTCGCCGGCAAGGCGAAGATCGACCCCCTCGTCGCCGCCTTCAACGCGGTGATGCTGATGACCCGTAACCCGGAGGCCGCAGGCGCCTTCGATGCCTCTGCCATGATCGGCTGACAGGAGAATATCATGCAGACGATCGAGAAAACGATGGCTCGCGCCGCTGGCGACGACCCTCTCGAATTCATCATGTCGGACGCGACGGTCGACCGCATGGGCGACGTGATCGTCCAGTCGGGTTGGGATCTCGCAGACTTTGTCGGGAATCCGATCGCGCTGTTCAGCCACAAGGCGGATCTGCCGCTGGGCGTGTGGAAGAACGTGCGCGTCCAAGCCGGCGCGCTGCGCGGGCGTCTCGAACTGCTCCCGCGCGGCATGTCGCCGCGGGTCGATGAGATCCGAGCTTTCGTCGAGGCGGGCATGCTGCGCGCAGTCTCCGTCGGCTTCCGGCCGATCGACACCGAGCCGCTTCCGAACGGCGGTGTGAAATTCAAACGGGCCGCCCTGGTCGAATGCTCTGTCGTGAGCATCCCGGCGAACCCAAACGCCTTGGCCGTCGCCAAGAGCCTCAACCTTTCCGACGACGTGCAACGGGTGATCTTTGGCGAGCCAGCCGAACAGATCACCGCGGTTGAGCGGAGCGGGTCCCCCGGCGAGCCCGCCAGCCAACCTCCTGTACGAAAGCCAATGATCATGAAGACCCTCGCCGATCGCATCGTTGATGCGCAGAATGCGGTAGTCCACCAGAAGGACGCCCTCACCGCCCACCTCAAGGACGAGAACTTCGACGAAACCGTCAGCGACGAAATCACGAAGTCGCTGGGCGAAGCCGAGAGCAAGCTCGCGTCGCTGCAGCGCGCCGAGGCGGCCCTCGCCACCAAGACGGTTGCAGCCGCGCCTGCGCAGCCCGGCACCAGCGAGCCGCAGCGCGTTTTCGCCGCACCGGCCAAGAAGAGCGCGCCGCAGGATCTCGTGATTCGCGCTGCAGTCGTTCAGGTGCTGGCGCACATCGAGAAGCGGTCAATCCATGATGTCATGATCGGACGTTACGGCGAAGACGACAGCGTCAAGACGATGCTGGACTTCACGACCAAGAGTGCATCGGTCCCCGCCACCACCACGGCAACCGGCTGGGCCGCAGAACTGGTTCAGACCGCCACGCTCGACCTGATTGACAGCCTCACCGCCAAGTCGATTTATCCGGTCCTGCGCGACCTCGGCGGGCGCTTCACGTTTGGCCGCAACGGCGTGATTTCCATCCCGGCGCGTGCAGCTACGCCGTCGATTGCGGGCTCGTTCGTTGGGCAGGGCGCGGCTATCCCGGTCCGTCAGGGTGCATTCACGGCAACCACGCTGACGCCCAAGAAGATGGCCGTCATCACCACCTTCACGCGCGAAATCGCGGAGAAGTCGACGCCGGACATCGAGCTCGTCCTGCGCAACGCCATCCAGGAAGACACCGGCGTCGCGATCGACACCGTCCTCATGGACACGACGGCAGCTTCGCTTATCCGTCCCGCAGGTCTGCGCAACGGCGTCACCGGCATCACGCCAACGGCAGGCGGCGGCTTCGCGGCGCTGGTCGGTGATCTCAAGGCGCTAGTCGGCGCGCTAATCACCTCGTCGGGCGGCAATATCCGCAACCCGGTCTGGGTCATGAACCCGGTGCAGGCGCTGTCGATCTCTCTGACGCAGAACGGCACGGGCGATTTCCCGTTCGCTGCGGATCTCCGCAATGGCACCCTGCTCGGCTACCCCGTCGCGCAGTCGGCGACTGTCGCTCCCGGGATGGTCACGCTCGTCGATGCAGCGGACTTCTTTGCCGCTACCGGCGACGAACCACGGTTCGACGTGAGCGATCAGGCTACGTTGCACATGGAGGACACGGCCCCCACGGCGCTCAGCACGGCGGGTACGCCCAACGCCGTTGCAGCACCCATCCGGTCGCTCTTCCAGACCGACTCCCTGGGGCTCCGAATGGTGCTCGACCTCAACTGGGCGATGCGTCGCGCAGGCATGGTCGCCTTCGTTACCGGCGTCACCTGGTAACAACCCGCCCGTCACCTCTTCGGAAGTGACGGGCACCTCCCCTCATGTCTCACGATGGAGAATGACATGGCAGAAGCAGCACCCAAGGCCGAGCCCAGTAAGGCCAAGGTCGAAGAAAACGATGACGTCCGCGCAGCAGCAGTTGCGGCGATGGAAGAGGTCGAGGCGATGACGCCGACGCCGACCCAGTCGGAACTCGACGCGATGAAGCGTGGCGAGCCCGGCGGTTACAAGACCCGCCAGTCGAAGGCAGGCTAAGTAGTGGGCCTTCCCGTCACTCAGACAGTTTCGAGCTTGGGCGGCTATAAGCTGTCCACGCGCGCGGCCGTTGCGCAGCAGCGCTATGACGCGCCGCGCGCCGCGAAGAGCGTCGAAGGTGAATATCGGGAAGGCCCCTATGATCTGCCGATCACCGGCGGGTGGTTGTCAGGCGAAGCGGGTAGAAACCTGAACTTTTGGCAAATGGGCTACGACGTTCAGAACCCTCGAGGGTCGGCTATGGTCGAGGCTTGCGTCTCGGCTTACGCGCAGACGATCGCGATGTGCCCCGGTAACCACTGGCGCCGGGCCGAAGGAGAGGGCCGCGTCCGCGTAACGAACTCGGCTCTGGTCCGGGTGATCAAGAAGCCGAACGCTTACCAGAGCGTCTCGGACTTCCTCCTCAATATCGTCCGTTCGCTGCTACTCGACGGCAATGCGTATGCCCTCGCGCTGCGGAACGAGCGCTACGAAATCACCGAGCTGCACTTGATGAACTCGCGGGGCTGCGCTGCGCAGCTCGCAGTCACGGGCGCAATCTTCTATCACCTCTCCGGCAACGAGGTTGTCGAGCGACAGATCGGTTCGAGCCTCATCGTTCCGGCTCGTGACGTACTCCACCTTCGGCTGCATACCCCTCGCCATCCCCTCGTTGGGGAAACGCCCATTGCTGCGGCTGGGCTTCAGCTGGCGGCGGGCAACGCCGCGCTGATGCAGCAGATCAATTTCTTCCTCAACCAGTCGCGTCCATCCTTCGTCCTCACTACCGATCAGCAGCTGAAGAAGGACCAAGTCGCCGATCTCCGTGCATCCTGGAACGAGCAATCCAAGAATCTCAACCAAGGCGGCACACCGATCCTCACTGCAGGTTTGAAAGCGCAGCCGATCGCGTCGAGTGCGAGCGATTCCCACCTGATCGAGATGCTTAAGCTGTCGGACAAGGCTATCGCGAACGTCTACCGCGTTCCGCACGCGATCGTCGGCGAAGAAGTGAAGGCATTGGCTTCCACCGAAGCCTTGATGCAGTTTTGGCTCGCTAGCGGCCTTGGATTCGTCCTCAATCACATCGAGGAGGCGATCGGCCTGTTCTTCAAGCTCGGCGGCCAGCCCGACGAATATCTGGAGTTCGACACCAGCGCCCTGCAGCGCTCGTCGTTCAAGGAACGCGTCGAGGGCTGGGCAGCAGGCACCAAGGGCGGGATCTTCGATCGCAACACCGCTCGCGCTGATTTCGAAATGGGGCCGGTCGAGGGTGGCGACGAGCCGTGGGTGCAGCAGCAGGACATCCCGCTCAGCGTTGCAGCGGAGTCGGCCAAGAAGCCGCCACTGCCGCCAGCGCCGCCCCCGCCTGAGCCTGTCCCAACGCCGGCACCGATCGAGCCGCAGCGGAGCGACGAGGAGCAATTGCGCGCGCAGCAGGCGCTTTTTGAAAAAGACCTTCGGGAGGCCGTTAATGCTGCTTGATGCGAAGGCAATCGCCACCTCTACGGCGCTAATCATCCGCGAACATGTTGCGGCTGCGTTGGCCCCAGTCATGGAGGCCAATCGAGCCCTAGTGGAAAGGATTCTCGTCCTTGAAGCCCGGGCATCCGAGGGGCCCGACCTTACGCTGATCTCGTCCGCAGTCGCTGATGCTGTTGCGGCTCTCCCGCCGGCTGAGCCGGGCAAAGACGGCAATGACTTCGTGCCTGACATGGCAGAACTAGCCCGCATGTTGGACGAGAGTGTCGCTCGGCATATCGCCGAGATTGAACGGCCAAAGGACGGGACAAGCGTCACAATCGATGACGTGCAGCCCTTGATTAAAGACGCCATTTCGACTGCCGTGGCGGCGATCCCCGCACCAAAGGACGGCGAGAGCGTCAATCCCGATGATGTTCGGAAGATGGTCGAAGTCGCCGTCGCCGCCATCCCGCCAGCGGCACCCGGCAAGGATGCCGATCCCGACCTTGTTCGGCGCATAGTCAACGAGGCCGTCGCGGAAATTAAATTGCCGCAACCACGGGACCCTATCGAAATCGATATGGATCAGGTGCGCGATTGGATTTCCGTAGAGGTTGGCAAGATGCCAGCTCCTGCGGACGGCAAAAGCGTCACCACTGACGAGGTCGCGCCAATGATTCAGCAGGCCGTTGACCGTGCCGTCGCAGCAATTCCACCCGCGCAGGACGGCGTAGGCCTGGCCGGTGCGTTGATTGATCGTGATGGTGGCCTCGTAGTAACCCTGACCGATGGCACCGTGCGTTCGCTGGGGCCGGTGGTCGGCCGTGACTACGATGAGGCCGTGTTGTCAGCAGCAGTCACGGAAGCCGTCGCCAAGATCCCAGCTCCGAAGGATGGTGATCCAGGCAAGGACGCCGACCCGGCACTGATTCAGCAGCTCGTTGAGGATGCTGTCGCTCAGATCCCGCTGCCAGCCGACGGCAAGGACGCCTATCCAGGCCAAGCGTGTGGGCTGCACGATCCGGCCGCGGCGTACCGCGCTCTCGACATCGTAAGCTTCAACGGCAGTGGTTGGATCGCCAAGGTCGACAATCCGGGAGAGCTGCCCGGCGACGGCTGGATGCTGCTGGCGCAGCGCGGGAAGCCGGGCAAGCCGGGCGATCCAGGCAAGGAAGGCCGCGCTGCCTCCGAGGTCGTGGCGCTGTATACGGACCCGAAGGCGATGCAGCTGATCCTGACGAAGGACGACGGCACCGAGATGAAGGCCGATCTGGCCGACTTCGCGCAGACCATCCGCAGTATCTGACTTCCCCAGTTCGGGATCGGCTTGACCCCTTGGTCGGTCCCGGAAACTCTCAAACTGACGAGGTGCGCCGATGGCTGACGAACCCGTCACGCTGGAACAGGTGAAGACGCATCTGCGTCTCGGGGCGTCCGATCGCGAGGACGCGTATCTGAACATCCTGATCGGCGCCGCACGTCGCGCCATTGAGAACCTGACCGGCAGGGATATCGCCGTCGATGCCCCGACGCTGGACGATCGAGACAAGGATGTAGTCGCTCAGGCCTCCCTGCTGCTCATCGGGCAGTGGTACTCGAACCGTGAGGCCGTTGGCGTCAACGTTTCCGAGATCCCGCTCGCGGTCCAGTTTCTGCTCAATCCGCTGCGGGTGATGTTCGTATGACGCAGCTGACAGCGGGTGAGATTCCCGACTTCATCCGCATCGAGCGCCCCGTTGCTGGCGAAGGCTTCAGCGACGCGGGCTCCGGTAGCTGGGTACTGGTCGACGAGGTCTGGGCAGGTGTCGTCGACATGCTGCCCAGCCGCGGCGAGAAGCTTGCCGAGGGCATCAACGTTGCCACCCGGCCAGCCCGGGTCCGCATGCGCTTCCGGGACGACATCACGAGCAACATGCGGTTCGTGATGGGCGATCGGATCATGCAAATCATCGCCGGCCCTGCCATCATCCGGCAGCGCTCGGGCGTCGAGTTCATGGTCGAGGAGTATAGCACGGCCGGGAACGGCGCCTGATGGCTACCAGCCGGGGCGGTCAATCGGTTCGCCGTTACATCGCGCAGTTGCCTGCCGAGGTGGAGAATAAGCTACTGCGCGGCGCGGCGCGCGCCGGCGGGAAGATCATTCTCGCCGAGGCCAAAGAGCGGTCGATCTCGTCCGACGTCGACGAGGCGCTCGAAATGCGGAGCAAGTCGGAGGCTGGACGCCTGACGGTGACGATCGCCGTTCGGAAAGGCTGGGGCCGCTCGATCGCCAACTGGCTCGAATATGGCACCGACGCCCATTTCATCTCGGTCGCCAAAAACGAAAGCGGCGGCAAGAGCGTCGCGCGGATCAACGCCACGGACAAGCGCACGATGGTCATCGGCGGCAAGTTCGTTGGCGACACCATTTTCCACCCAGGCGCCAAGCCGAACCCGTTCTTACGCCCAGCGCTCGACATCAAGGGAGCCGAGGCGGTCGCCGCGGCACAGAGCTTCATCAACGCGCGCGTGACCCGCTCGGGGATCGCCGGCACCGCTGAACCGGAAGGCGAAGACGCATGACCGGTGTCGATATCGTTGGCGAGCTGCTCAATTCGGACGCGACGCTGATCGCAGCCATCCCCGCAGGTCAGATCAAGGCGGGGGCGCTTCCCGACGGTGTCGTGCTGCCGACTTTGTTGGTCCGGATGACCAGCAACGTCGAGCGGCAGATGCTCAAGCGTGGGCCCACCGTGCGCACCATGGAGCGCATCTCGGTCACCGTGCGGGCCGAAAGCTACCGCGACCAGGTCACTGCGATGAAACTGGTCGTGAAGGCGTGCGCAGGGCGAACCGGAAGCATCGCCGGCGCCGACAATGTCTCCGTGCTGACCGCTGGCCGCGGCCCCGACCTGCGCGGCCCGGGCAACAGCTACGAGCAGACACAGGACTTCCGCGTCAGCTTCGACGCGGCAGCGTGAGAGAAAAGGAACCTACCATGTCCGACACCAAGCCCAAGACGATCCGCGGCAAGGCGACCCGCGATTTCACCGACGCCGGCACCGAGCGGCGCTTCGATGCCGGCAAGGCCCACGACTTCACCGAAGGCGAGTTCGTCAATTTCGCGGCCGCTGGGCTGGTCGAGGCCGTCGACACTGCCGCTGACCCGAAGGCCAAGACCGCCGCCTAACCCGCATGCCCGCCGCCCGGCGGGCGACACCCCGCCGGCCCTGCCGGTCTAATCTACGAGGATCATCACCATGGGTTCACAGACCGCCGCAGGCTCGTCGCTTGCGATCTCCGTTACGTCGCCGGCGACTGCCGACGCCACTGGCTACGCCGCCCTGACCTTCACCGACGTCGGTCAGGTCGAAAAGCTCGGCTCGATCGGCGCCAGCTTCGCCAAGGTCGAATTCCAGCCGCTCAAGGGTGCAAAGCAGAAGTTCAAGGGATCGGCCGATTATGGCGCGCTGCAGCCGTCGATGGCGCTCGACAGCTCCGACGCCGGCCAGGCGATCATGCAGACGTCGGCCGATGACGAGAGCCAGAAGCTCTATTCCTTCCGCGTGACCTATCCGGACGGTGCCAAGCGCTACTTCGGTGGCCGCAACTTCGGCATGCCGGAGACCGCCGACGGTGCCGACAGCATGCTGACCGGCGCTCCGACGATCGAGATCTGCACCAAGATCGTCAAGGTCGCTGCGCCGACCACCTGACCCCTTCCCTACCCGGCGCCCGCGACGCCGGTCCTTATGCGCCAGCTCGGCCCGTCGTCGCGGGTCGCGAGCCGGGCTGGCGCACCATCCTCCCGCGAAGGACTATCTCATGACCAAGCTGCTCAATATCGCCTCGCTCGCCGTCGCCGCCACCGCCGCCCTGCACGTCAAGGGCCCCACCGGCGAGCCGCTCTATGCCGACGAAGCGGGCAAGCTCCCCGTCCGCATCCACCTTCATGGCCCCGGCAGC